GTTCAAGACACCATTCTGTTTCTGGTACTTCTTGACTAATCTACCCTTACGTTCAGGGATACGTATCTCAGCCCAAGTGGTAGGCCAATCCTCTTTCCATGCTACTTTAACCTCAGCCTCATTGAAGTATGTGTAGTCATCTTTCTGTGTCACCACATCAGCATCGTAGTTTTCTTTTGTGTTGACAACTGTATGCCCCTTCCTTTCGAGAAGGGACACCAGAGTTTCTTTAGCCTTAGCATCATAAGCTTCATATAAGGCTCTGTTGAATGGGCGTTTGATCATGCTACAAAGATTTCAAGTGCAGCTACTACAGTAATAATAAGGGCATATACCTCTAAACCTGTCATAGTCTTTCTCCTTTATGTTAAGTCTACAATTTCACAAACATCACCTGAGCAAGCCATTGTCTGCATAGCTACGGTGTTATCTTCCTTCTCATACTCAGATAACTTAGACCAATCTATTTCATCTGGCATCTCACTTAATAACATATTATACTGGTCCTTGTCAATCTCCTGATATGGTGCTTGCTGATAAGTATGTTCGTTGTATGGTAAAAATGACACACCTGACATCTCATCGAAGTGTTTATATACAAATGCTCCTACCTCGAACCATTCATCTTTCTTGACATTGATAGTGACAGATGGCTTGTGTTCACACCAGTGGCGTTGATAGGTAAGCCATGTCTCTAGTTGTTCAATGGCTGACATATCTGAAGTAACTACTGATCCCTTAGGTGACATGATAGGAAAACTAAACACAGTTGTACCATCAGGTTTAATCACACAAGGCTCACTAGGAATCTTCTGGTCCTTCATGAATTGTGTCAACGGATCTTTGTTGTCTCCCCTAACGGTTCTAATATAGTAGTCTGAATGTCTGGCATGGATTCCAGAGGCACTATCGACAAGTTGTGACACCGTTCCACTTGGCTTGACGCAAGTAATAGATGTTGATTTAGGAATGCCAAGGAGACCAGCCCAAGTAGAATTGGTACTAACAGCAACTTCACGTAGGTGGTCAAGAGTTTTCTCCAATCCTTTATTCTTAGATGTCATCAATGGGTTGTCCATGATGCCTGTCAGTGATACACCTAGAAGTCTTTCTTCTTCTGTGTTTGTCTTCCAGATCTTTCTGAGGTAGGGAAATCTTGTAAGTGACGATTGTATTGTTCCAAGGATAGTTGCATACTTAACCTTACGTTCAAGATCTTCAATACTATCTGTAGCCCTAACCACAACTTCCGTAAGATTACAGAACTGATACGGACGAAGGATGATTTCACTACAAGGATTAGTCCCGAACTCATAGTTGTCATCCCGTCTTCCGTATTTAGCTGCTTGTTTCTTACTTGCCTGACGATTGAATACGCCTCGTTCACCACTTCCTGATTCCACTAAGGCCATCCATTCACGCATGAATGAAGTAGCATCTGGCTTGTCTGTGTAGGCTACTGAGTTATTAGCTAAGGCACGTTGAGGTTCGTTCTCCCACCACTTGCCTGACTTAGCATGACGCATACGATCATCTGACAAGTTAGATAAACTAATCATAGCACTGCGGCGTACACCACCTACAACTACAACCTCACCTATCTTACACATGATGTCATGGCATTCGATAGAGGACAACTTACGCCCTTGGGCATCCTTGAATACCTTGACAACAAAGTTAAATAGATCTACAAGAGGTGCAGGTCCAGATGCTCGTCCACCGAATACTTTTAGCTTGGCACCAGCTGGACGTACACGAGACACATCCCACTTAGGTATCTCACCAGCCCATAGGAGAGCAAGAACTTGACGGAATGCCTTAGCCCAACCTTCCTTACTGTCTTTGACAACGATGACTGTCTCACTGTCGAACAACTCAGGAACTTCAGGGAGCTTCTGAACGAACTGCCTCTCGACACTAAAGCCAACACCAGTGCCACACAACAAGATGAACATAGCCTCATCGAAGGACTTAGGGTCATCTACGGGTAAATAGCTACAGTTATACCCAGCTGTGTTGTCACGATCTAGGGCTGGACCAGCTGTCATCATGGCTCGCATAGAGGGCATGACATCTAGGTTAAGGATAGCTTGCTCTAGTTCAGATGCGATAGCAATGGTATCCATGTCTAGCTCACGACGAACTACATTGTCCATATACCTAGAGACTGTCTCACCCCAGCTTTCCCTACGCCCCTTATCGTCAAGCCATCGGGCATACCGTGAAGTATGAATGAAGGCTTGATAGTCTGTTGGTAGGTAGTTATTCATCGTTTGTCACCTGATCCCCGTAGTGTGCCTCGTTCCATACGCCCGTCTAGTTTCTCCATGTTGAGTTCAATGATAGACTTTAGTGTACCACCGTAGATATTAGCTAATGCTGTAGTGTAGAACAACACATCCCCTAATTCATTTAATAAGTCTTCATTGCTGTAACGGGCCTTGTCACGTAGCATCTTCTTGACTTTCTCAGCTACCTCACCAGCTTCACCTACTAAACCCAAGGTGTTCTCAAAGATACGATCATTACCTTTGGTCAGGATCTTACCTTCCACCCAGTCAGAGTACATGTCCAAGTATTCTTTATATTCTTTAAAGCTCATCATTCTTCCATCTCTTTCCATTCTTGCATTTCTGCGTCCAAGTTAAAGTATTCGTTCAAGTCAATCATACCTTCTTCTACTAGGTATTTGACAATAAAATATTCTTCTATTTCATTTTGTTCTAGCAGAAGACTAAGCCCGTAGTTCTCCACAAGAGCATGTATTTTACTATCTTCATCGAACATTGTCAAGTACCTTTTTTTCTTTTATCCATTCAATAGGTATATTTTCTTTGGCATACATGAACCCATTCTTCTCACACCAAGATGCATAGGTTGTCTTTGACCCTTTGTATAATTTAGCATTAGGGTTACTGAATACAAATCTTATGTCTAACTCTGGGTGTTGTCGTTTTACCATGAGATGTTTTGTCCTATCTGAAGAGATAAATCTCCCTTTAGTTTCTATTATTATTCCGTTGGCTAATACGAAATCAGGTGTGTAAGTCTTGTACCTAAGGTCTTGCCACTTGATTTTTAGTTTCTCATATGTGAACTTAACCTTTAGTTTCCTTAGGTACTTGGCTGTCCTTTCTTCTAGGCCCGATCTGAAACGCATTTGGGCGGCTCCCAGATCTGACCTTCATACCTACGTAACCACAGTAGCCTACCATTCTCAATGACACGATCCTCTTCTCCGTTGTAGGATCTTAAGCAAGCCTCATACATACCTTCAACTGTTTCTGTGTCCTCAAGGATCTTGTTAGCCTTGACAGGACCAATACCATATAACCCTATAATATTGTCTGCCTTATCACCTGTCAATATCTGTGAGTAGAAAAACTTATTACCTTCTACTTCGGATACTGTCAGGTATTTTCTTTTGTTAGGGTTGTAATGATTACAAGGTAACTGCAGCATATCTTTGTCAATAGATACAACCAAAGCTTCAGGTCCATAGCCTGTTGACCAGATGCCTAAGAGATCATCTGCCTCTTCACCTTGTGACACAATGGCTTCCCAGTTGTTTATCATGTGATCACGTACAGCCTGAAGATGCTGGGGCTTCTCAGCCTTCTTTCTGTTACCTTTGTACTCATGAGTGACAGCTATGTCATACCTGAAGTTACCTTTACCTGTCAGGAATATTTGATACATATCACTGTCGATTTCCCACAGAACTTCATTAAGAGTTTCCTCTAGTAACTCATCAACTTTGTCAATGGCATCCTCAGTTGTCGTATCTTCACAGGAGAATGCTGCACGATAGGCAAACGTATCTCCATCTACGAGGACTTGTTTGAACATATTAGTTTCCTTATCTTAAGTATAATAAGAACTAGAGGGCTTAAAGTTATGAAGGATATACATGACACAATGACAGACATCGTTATGACATATGGTATGAACTCATTAATACTCACGGCTATCTGAGTTAGCTCTAGTTCTTTCCATGGCTCTCTTACGTTCTGAGTCATCGAACTCACGGATTAATTTTTTGTCCTTTATGAAACGCCTGAGTCTACTATTCTCATCCTTAAGGAGTTTGATTTCCCAACGCATGTCTTCTATTGTTCCAACCATACTCATTACTCATAGTCTCCTAAGATTTCATTGAGTCTTTTCTTTAACTGGTGTGTCTCATATAGTAACC